GACTATGGTCAAATTCAATTTCTTCCACAGCACTTCGGTTCAGCTGACTTGCAGTCACCATTAGTATTCCCAGCTCTTTGGCCAAGTTACGCAGTTCTTCACTCACATACTTGTCTTTCACAAACAAGTCATTGGGGCTGACCTTTGCACTCACGGGCATCAACAAGTCCAGGTAGTCAATCATCAAAAAGTCCACTTGGATACCTGTTTGAATCTGCACTTCTTTGACATAGCTTCGAATGTCGTTGATGTTGCTTTGTGCTGGCAAGGCTTTGACCCGATATTGGCCAGCTTTTTTGCCTGCTATCTTGACCTTGAGCTCTGCTGAATCAATGTCCTTGCGAATGTCCTTGGTGCTCATGCTGGTCAGCATGGCATCAGTTCGTAGGCTGGTTAGTTCTTCACTCAATTCAAGACTGATATACACACCACTGAGTCCTTGTTGCAACCAGTTCAGCGCAATGTTCATCATGACCAGACTCTTGCCTGATCCTGATCCACCTGCAAAGATGTTGAGTTCGCCTCGACTGAATCCACCATACAACAATCGATCCATCTGTGGCCATCCTGTGCTAACTTGTCCACCTGAATTGAAATACTTGTTGATACGACCTGCAGGATCAGCAAAGTAGTCTGTGCCCATATCCTTGGTCAAGCTGATCTGCACAGCATCCTTGATCAGTTTTTCCACTGGATCAAACTCGCCCTTTTCCAGCAAGTCTGCTGCTTTCAAGATAGCACGTTCCAGTTCTTGACGCTTGGTAAAGCTCTCAAACTCTGCCATGAACCACTCGTTGTGTCCTTCATTGAGTTCAGGCACAGACTGCAATGTGATACCACATGCCGCAGATATCTGTGCGCGGTCTGGCAGAGTTTTGTACTTGTCTGAGTGTTCTTTAATAAACTCTGCTGCTTTGCGCAAACTGCGATCAAAGTTTTCTGGATTGTAGATGTTCTGAACACGCACATACGAGCTGGCGTCTTCCAGCATCATTTCCAGAAACAATCGTTGTACTTCAGTGTTGTATTCTTTTAACAAGGGCTTTCTTTCTTAATTCAATTTTGATTCTGCTGGTTTCTCGTGCCTGCATAATAGTTAGCAAGGTACCAAGTCGACCGTATTTCTTCACAGCATCATTGACGTCTTTGCAATCTTCCCAGGCAGGTATGCTCACTGCCCATCCCAGTTCCACTGCTCTGTCAATCAGTTCCAGTCCTGCACGATCTTGATCCGGCACCACAGTAACTTCTCGTCCAATGCCACGAATCAGTTTGGCTTGTGCATCACTAATTTCATTGTGTAGTAACGCAACACCACCAATGCTGAGTGCATCAAATATGCCTTCCATGACCAACACATGCTGCCAATTGGGCGGTTGCAAATCTATGCCAAACACATAGCCAGGTTGTTGTTCGCTGATAAACTTGGGTCTTTTGCCGTCAAGAAATCTAGCTGTGTAGCCCACAATCTTGTTGTCATGCGTGAACGGCACAATCACACAAGGCCTGGTCCAATGAACACCATCGGTACGTATGGGTGTCATCACAGGAAAGTCTTCGGGCACCCGACGATCACGAACATAGTCCCAGTACTTGGGATGTTCCTGTGTGATCAATTCTGATGCTGGTGGCAAGTCACGTTCTTCAAAGTCAATGCCCTGCAGTATATTGGCCACACGTTGCCGATCTTCCACAATGCCGTGGATACTGCGATGACGCAGACTTTCCAAATTGGCCAATTCTATGTCTCGGTCAGGTACACCCAACCAGCTCAAGAGCCTACGGGCCTTATAACTTACAGTACGGCCAAGGATAAAGCTAGCAGTGTATCCACAGTTGAAGCAGTGATAGCTCCAACCTTGTTCATTGACTTTGATTCCGCCTCGTAATCGTCGGTCTGGGCTGTTGCTGTTGTGATGGCAACATACTGCATTAAAACTGACCCACCCGCTGGGACTGGCTTTGCGTTTGGCAGGTAGGTATTGAACAATATCAAGCATTTGTGTAGTTTAACACAGTTTGCTAAGTATATCAACGATATTGGAGATTAGTGATTGTACCTGTGTCAAACAGCACCGTGGCTGAAATTGTGCTTTGGTATTGCAACGGCAAATAACCTGATCCACCGTCTACAATGGTAATTCCAGAAACTTGACTGTTGTCGCCAATAGTGGTAGTGGCTCGGGCTCCCGAACCGTTGCCCAAAATCTGCAGTCGAGGAGGAGCCACATAGCCTTGTCCTGCGTTGGTCAATGTGATGGCAGTGACCACACCATTGGTAACTGTGGCGTTGGCTGTTGCTCCAAATCCCAAGCTGTTGTTGAATGCCAGTCGCAACAACGGGTGAAATCCTGCAATGTTCATGTGCCAAGTTCTTGTGTCATCAAAGAATTCATAACTCTCAGTGACATCGTACCATATGCTTTGATAATCTTGTGCTGCTTGTGCTTTGATTGTGCCAGTGTAATGATCCAGATCCATGCTGACCGTGGTCAGCTGTTGTCCGTTTGTGGGTAGTTCGCTGCTGTAAAATTCTGTGGTTTGTGTGGTGTTGACTGGAGGAGGTTGCAGAGCCCAATCAGGATAGTTTGTGGGACCGGGTTGTAACTGCTGTGCTTTGCCGTAGATTGTGGGAATGGTAAGTTCTTGGCTGGGCACAAACTCAGGAAACACTGAATCCACAATGTTGCAGTTACCCCGAGCACCAGAATTGTCGTCCACAAATGCTGACTGAACATAGCTGCCAGAGGTGCGTTGTATACTGTAGCTTCCAGGTTGGGCAATGATGTCTATGGTGTCTGCACTGTTCAGCACCACTTTTGCGCGGCCTGTGGTAGCACTCAGTATTTCCATATTTTTTTCAGCAATCAGTCGATCACCAGTTTGATTCATCAGTCTAAACACAAAACTAGAGCCTGTGATGTTTACTGGTTTTTGATCTTGGTTGATAAATTCAAACAAGAAGACGTTGTCAACGCCTTTGTTGACGGTTAGTTGTTTAGCATACACTGGGTCGTACCTCGCTGTGAAATAGCCACCGCCGGTGTCAATCAATAACACTCTGGTAATTTGTTGGTATAAGTAAACGGTGGATGAATACATGTGAATCCTCAATCAGTATTTATGGGTAACAATATATTTAAAAAGCTAACTGAAAAATACCCTTTTATAACCTTGTGCGTTTATGCCAACGTGGAGTATATAGGAGTAGTACAAAATCGCGACGAGATCGTGACCACTATCTACGACTTTGGGGTCATACAAAATCAAACCGACAAGCTGGAATTTTTAGAACTGGCAGGACAATGGTGGTGGGAAAGCAATCACAGCATACCCATAAACATATTTCTGCGCGGCGACTGGGATCGATTCAAATCCACGTTGCGCACATTCTCCAACAAAGATCTAGAAATTTTACACGGGCCAATCTGCAGCCTTCAAGACATAGCTCGCAAAAAAAGCAAGCGAAAATCAATCACGCTTGTGCGTCGGATGGATTGAGAAGATTCATGTGCAACGCCACCAAAGCTGCGTAACTTATTGCATGTGCTTTTTTGAATGTGTATCCTTGGCTGGTGTCTCCGTCCCATACTGATGCAAACACTTGATCCCAGGGTTGTCTCTGTAGGTGTGCTTTGCCCGGACGAATAATTGATATAAAAGCAGCCAATCTTGGTATTGAATCTGGCTTCATTTCTTTCAGCAAATCATAGTAATTGCCCACGTGTGCTAGTTGCCTAACCCATTGAGCATCAGTCCACAGTCGGCTCCATGGAGGAGTTGCGGCCAGCATGGCTTCGTAGTGTTCAGGTGTTTGAATCAAGCTGTACACACTCATGTTCAAAAAGTCCAGTTTGAAATAGCCTCGTTGTTCTGCAGTTTCGTAGTCTATTGCGGCACAGCCATGCACAGGATCCTGTGGAATGTCTGTGACATACACTCCTGAATTGTGACGGCGCCCGTCACTTTGTCGTGCAGCAGTATGCTGAATCAAACTCAGCACAGCACTGCGATCAGCAAAATCCAAATCAATATCTGCACTCATAATATGGATAATTCTTTAAGTTTAGGCAACAGAATTGTGTTTGCAAACGAACGATGTGCGTCTGGGCCATAGTGACCAATTTTTGGGTGATCTAAAAAATCCAATGGTGTAAACTTTTGTTCATGTGACCAATCGCAAAATCCAAATGTTTCTAGATCGAAAATTCGTTGGTCCATTGCAATTTGTTGTTTAAAAAAATCTAGCAAATAGTCGCTCTCTAATTTTTCAGCAGCAGGTCCCTGAAAAATCAAAAAGTCAATATTCATACTGTCTAAAGTTGATTTTAACATAATCAAGTCTGCAAGTAAATTAATTCTTTCAGCATATGGGCTAAAAAAATATGCTCGGCCCTGGCTAAATTTTTCATAAAACTTAGTGTCTAATTTATACTTGTTGAGAGATTCAATGTTTTTATGGTTTAATAGATTCTCTCTCCAGTTCTGTTGACCGCTGAAAGTGTGCGTTACAAAGTTTGACTCACTAGGCCGACGGCTAGGCAAGTTGTCCGCCCATATTTCAGACCTCAACTCAAAACTCAGGCCGATTAGCGCAATTATTTTTTGTAAAGGATTCAGCTGCCGTTGAAGGATCAAATCATGCAGAGAAGTTCTAATAATTCTTCTATTGCAACTGCCGTTTACCGCGGCATTGATAACAAATCCGTGACAGTTTTCTCCAACTACATAGGCATAAGTTTTCCTTGTTAACGACACATGATACTCATCGTTGCTGTAGCTGTCTCCGTTGCAATAAATCAACGGAAAATCAATATCTGCGCTCATTTTACGTCACACAGGGCCACTGCAATACGCACAGCTTCTTCAGCTCGTTGTTGTGCCGCCAGTGCATCTGCCACTGTGGGATGTTGAGCTGCCAGGGCCTTCATGCGTTCTTCCTCGACCATACGGTTTTGTGCCCAACGTATGATTTCCTGTGTTTTGCTGTCCAGTTCAATCTGTGGATAGCTCGATGTCATAGGCAACCATGAGCTGCCATCATACACTTCAATATTGTTGCCGTTGTACCGTACCATGCCAGCACTGGGTCGAGACATGTCTACGTAAGGTGAATTGTAAACGTTGCCTGCAACGTGTATTCCGTAGCCACCTGTGATATTTCTAATCATGTTACCATCCTGCTCTTGTCAATATTTCTTGTGCATAGGTCTGATCTTCTGGACGCTCTGCAAACCTACGTGACCAGGTGTCGCTGTTGATATAACTCCAGATCATTTCTACCTGTTGAGGATGTAGACTGGCCAGGAACTTCTGACCCGACTCTGAATTGTAGATTGCCCAGGGACTGATTCGACCTGCAGTGATTGCATAACACACTGCATTGGTGTTGCCATATCTCAAACAGTCCTGTGGTTGTGCTGAATTCTTTTCAGCCCATTCTATACCAAACTCTATGGCTCTGGTCAATGCATCATCCACTGCTTCGTGTTGCAGGTGATACAGCAAGTATTCAGTGTAGACTTTGTCTGAACACCAGTTGTCAATTTTTTTGTTGTGCTTCAACAACCAATCAATCATGCGTGGGGGATTTATTACCCTAGTATCTATACAGTAACGTCCAAACTTCACAAATGCTCGGTAGTAAGGACTGTCTGCAAACTCGTCAAATGACTTGGCTTTGCTGCCGCCTTGCACCATGCGATAAAACTGCAGATAGGCCTGCAAGCCCAACTGCACACCGCGCTCACTCTGCTCCATGCGTCGACGTTTGGGTTCGCACATGTGAGCCACAATGGTGCTTTCACGTGCAAATGTTTTTTTACAATATTCACACACAAAGCTCATGCTAGTATTTTATGCTCTTGGATGTAGTCTGTCAAGTATTGATTCAATATGTGATGGTGGCCGGCAGCTGGATGCACCATTTCGGGCGGTACGTAAGGATGGCCTGGTGCGTATATTGTGGGCTGTACTCCTTGCTCATGTTGCCAGGCCACTGCTCGCCAGGCCAACCCGTTTATGATTTCTGGGCGATTGCGCATCGGGGCAAATCTGGCATCAGACAGTATTTCTTGATATAAATTGTCAGCTTGTTGAAATACCAACACACGATGTCCGCGCATTTTTATACTGTCCACTGTGGCCAGGATACGATACATTAAATCTTCAGTGCGATCCAGGATACTGTCGCTTTCATACTTTAACTTGAGCTCTACATACTGTTCACTATTTTTGGTAGTCCAATGCTGCATCCAACGATTTTGAAACTGTTGATTTTGAGGATTGGTCCAACGTCCTTCAAACAGATCACGATCATCCAGTATGGGAATTTCTAAACGGCTTACAAATGTCATGCCCATCACATACAATGTGTTGTAGCCTGGATTGTAACTGTGCTTGTGTACTGTGCGTAAGATGCGACTGTTGGCACTGCCACCAATGGCCAAGCTCACTGCGTTGATTGCACCTGCGGGAGTTCTAATGGCCAGTCGTTCAGCTAGGTCTACATGTCCGTCACCAAACGCATAGGTTTCCATGTAGCTACAACCATTGACCACTAACTGCTCGATCATTTTGTGTCCTGCCCGCTTTGTTTAAGATACTCTTTGATCTCTTTGTCTGTGATAATTTGCATCATGACATCAATCTCGTCATCCTTGTGAGTGGGATAAATGGCCATTAACTGTTTGCGCTTGGCACTAACCCCGGCTTCCCTTTTTTTGGGCGCAATCCAGACATGTCTAGGAGTGCCCATGTCTGGACTGACTGCAGTGGCCATCAACCACTGTAGCTTTTTGTGTGCTGTGGTGTTGACTGCAAAGAAGTGTTTGTTGAGGCGCTCGTTGGTGGAGATAACATAGAACTCTTGTAGATCTCGCGACCCTTCTACTGCGCTACCCCAGCGAATCATCAAGTACGGCGAAAACTTTTTTCGTTCTTCGTCTGTGAGTTCGTTGTAGAAGTCTCGATTTTTGCGATCAAATTGTCGCATCTCGTTGGCAATGCTTAGTTTATCACTCATCTGTTTTACTCAAGTTGTAGATCATTATAGCACGATCTAGGGCATCTTGTAAAGTGGGATTGGTGCGAGCAGTACGGCGTATGTCTCCCCAGAGTTTGTCTTGACGCATGTGATCATGCAAGGGCCGCCCATCAGCAGTGCGTGAGTCTGAAGTTTTGTAAGGATCATAGTCTGCACCAGATTCGTATCCTACCACTTGACGTGTGCTTGGATCAGCGCCCGACTCTCGTGCATACACAATACCATCAGCACGTTCATAGATGTATGTTGCGCCTGGCTTCAACGTACCCATTAGTGATTCCTTGTGCCATCAAACACACAGTTGAATACCAAGTGCATTTCGCCATCGTTGATTACTCGGTGAAATGCACCATCGGGAATCAAGATAATATCTCCGGCACTGACTCTAAACTTTTCATTGTCTACCAGCATCATGCCTGTGCCTTGCACAAAGAAGTAAACTTCTTCCTGGCCCTCGTGACTGTGCCCACGTGTGGCCTGGCCTCGATACAGTTTGGTCGAACTCAACACAAGATTTTTCAAGGTCTTGTTGTCTTTAAGCAAGTAGGTTTCGTTGTCTTTGACAATTTCGCCACCAACATCATGATTAGTATATTTCAAGTTCATAGTATCACCATGCTTTGTTGTAGTCCACAATTTCGCAGTTGCGACTGACATCCTTGACAAAATAAACGCAGTCAGGTTCAGGATCATCACTCAACGGCACTGCCAGCATTTGTCCA